TGATTACACAAGTAAAGATTTTGAAAAAAATTAATAAAGTTTCTTACAAAGTTACACATAATGTTCCAAATTCCAAAATTTTTAATGCTCCAGATGAAATTATAAAATCTTCCGATATCATTGATTTTGCTCGTTAATAGTCTCAAGTAAATATTGATAAAAAGATCTATCTCCTTCTTTTTTCATATCCAAAAATTGATCTTTAATAATAAATAACTCTTCTTTTGTTAAAGATCCACTCAATATTTTAGTAGCCACACTTTCATAAAAATTCTTATTATCATCCAATGATTTTAAATCAATATCAACTAATTTACCATCACCAGAATCATAATATGTTTTTTCTTTTCTTTTTCTTTTATTTCTAACCCCAACATTATCTTTTTCAGAATATGGCCAATCATCACTATCTAACCAATTATATCCGTTACCATAATCTGACTTTTTATTATATGAGTTATGACTATTATAAACACCACTATTATAATTATTGTTATATGTTTTCTTATAAGAAGAAGTTGTTCTATACTCGCGATATTCGGTTTTTAAAGGATCGCGAACAATTGGTAAATTTTCCCAATCAACCTTTAAACAAGCCTCGGATAATTTCTCTAAATGTGAAATATCTTGTGATTCATTAAATGTATGTTCACTATAATATCCAACTGATATATTGGTACACTCTGGAATTAAGTTAGTAAATTCAGCAGAATCGGTATAAATGCCACCTTCATCTAATCTATAATCAAATCCACCATGTTTATTCAACTCATTAGCCAATGACTGTGCAAATTTATCAGAACAACATCTTGTAAATGATTGATATGTGATAACCGAATCAACACCTCTTCTATCGAAAGATATCATTCTGTTATATTTTTCTTTAAAATTTCTTGATAATCTACTAGAACCTATACATCCAGATTCTTCCCCAACGAAAAAATAATATAATCCAGGTATATTATTGGATATCATATACAACATTATAGTAACGCCTGCTTTATCATCTGCCCCAAGTATTGATTTTTTATCGGTTTTAATTAATTTACCATCAATAACATGATTAACTTTGGTTCTAGTTGCACCAGAAGTATCTAAATGAGCCGTAAATACAGTATTTGATGATCCAATTCTATAATAATAATTACCAAATGCATCTTTTTTAATATCTTTTGGAAAAACCTTAGAACCAATTAGTTCATGTTCACTTCCATAAGGATAAGTCCTTGATGTCAAGGATAAAAAAGTGTCTAAAATGTATCTATCTTTCGTCATATTATACAAATATACGAAAAAATAAAATATAAACCAAATGAAATATTAAGATTTTTCTAATTATCAATAATATCTGGTGGTTCAACCATATATGACCAATGTGTTGGTTGTATATCTGAACATCCATTGTGTGATAAACAAAATTTATCAGATAACCAACTTGCTGTTGTTACTTTTCCATTATATACAACTAACAATGTAACATATTGTCCTGCTGGTAATTTATCCGGCAGTCTATCTTTAACTGAAATCCAACGTGGAATTAAACGAAATTGTTGTGTGTATTCCTCCATTGAATCCAAATATTCCTTAAATGACACAGAATCATGGTGTTCTTTAATAAAATCAATACTTAATCCGCTTACTTGTTCTAAAATTTCTTCCTTAGTTTTCATATTATAAATTTAAATATTCCTTAAATTTTAACAACATATAATCAACAAGCATATCAGATACATTAATTGAACTAAGATATTTAATATCAACTTTGACCGAATTGCTTTTCTTTTCAATATCCGAACCATCACCACTTGGAACAACCTCATGATAATCCCGTTCATTTAAAGGAAGTATATAAGGATAAACCTTATTGACGCATCCTTTAGTAAAAAATAAAGGTTTTAACTCTTCTTCTAAATCATAATCTTCTCTAAGAACAATACCAGCTTCTTCTTCCAATTCACGTATCATTGCTGCTCTTGGGGATTCGCCCGGATCAATCATTCCACCAACAATAGCAACATGATATTCTTGTCCTTCAGCATATTTGAATGTTGGAATATATTCTCGTCTAATTACTATTTGATTTGTTTCAATTAAATAAGGAATACAAACGGCTGAATCGTTTTCCTTAAGCATCATCCAATCTTCAAATTCTATAATCTTAATTCTGTCTTTTTGAAAAAGTACTTTATCTTTACTCTCATCAAACTCATTTTTGGGCCTCATTGAGGAAAATTTTTCCATGTAATTTATTTATTTTTAAAAGTACTTATTATATAATCAACTATTTTTTCCGGAACAGAAACATTAGTCACCACAGAGAACATTGAAAAGTGAGGAGATGCGTTTGTTTCAATAATAAAATATTCCTTGGTATTTAAATCTTGAATAATATCAAACCCAACAATATCCGAAAACAAATGTTTAGAAACATCAACAATCATGTCTTTGACATCTGTTGGTAGATTACCAGGTCTTGATTTTCTTTCATCAATCGTTTGTTTATTAACATCATGCATAGCGTCTTTTCTAGCAATCAAAGCGATTTGATTTTTAATTGTAATCACACGCCATTCTCCGTCATTGGGAATATACCTTTGTATCAAAACCAAACTATTATTAGCGGCTGTCCATTTTCGATAATCATAAGTACCTCTACCATATCTAAACCCAGGAGCAGTATATGATGATCCATATGCCTCGTCTCCATATCCATACCGTGGTTTCTTTACTACACCTGATTCTTTTTGTTTCTTTTCTTCTTCCTCTCTTTTCTTTCTATCCTCTTCTTCTCGTTTCTTTCTCTCCTCTTCCTCTTTTTTCCTTTGTTCTTCTCTTCGTTTCTTTTCTTCTTCTGTTTCATCATCCATATACCCACCCTTGAAAAAAACATTTAATTGTTTTTCGCTATTTATTTTCCAAACACCTTCCCCTCGATCTTTATAAACATCCTTTACAATAACTGGATATCCAAAATCTTGAGAAACTGTTTTTAAAATCTTAGGTGTTAATTTTGTTGTCATAAGAGACGGAATATAAGGATATCCTAATGTTTCCAATAAGTCAAATTGGAATGCTTTATTATGAAAATAATCATATGTTTCATATTTCATATGGGGAATTTCCCTTCTAGTTACATAATTTACCAAAAGTGTAGCCATGTTAGTTGCACTAGCCATAAATCCAAAAAATACAAAATCAAATTCGGTTAAACAAATATCATCAACATAATACTCATTTTGATATCTATTTATATCATCATATCCAGCGAATTTAGCATAAATGCCATATTTTTCGGGAATTTTTTCCTTAAACAACTCTGGAAATAATTTAACTGTGCTGTCACATCCTCGTAAAATATTATTTACGTCTTTTTCTCCATATGTTTTAAGTTTGATATCAAATGCAATAAATAAAACCTTTCTTTGATATTTATTAATATCAAACTTTTCTGGTACAAACCTTTTAAATCGACTCATCATTAATGGAATAGAATATCCAATTTCCAAAAATTTAATTCCTTCTTTCCAAGGTTGACCTTTACTGTCTGTAATAGCAGTTACAGTAAAGTAATCTTTTGATTTAACAAAAGTTAATTGTTTTTCGGTTAAATCATCAAATTTAACACACTTGACATAATCTCCTACTTTAATTTCTCTATTCCAAGGAAAAACGCGATTCCAGTCAATCCATTTAGTTATATGTTGCACAGATTTATTTTTATTTTAACGTATATATTAAATTCAAAATTTGAAAAACCATCAATCATAATAATTATGCACCATTTGGCCATGTCCATATACTCTAACATTAGAACTTGGTTTATAATCACCATCAACTGTTCTGATAATTGGTAAAGAATCCCAATCTATTCTTAAAACAGTTTTTGAAAGAAGTTCTAAAAATTTTAAATCTTGTTTTTCGTATATAGTATGTTCGCTAAAATATCCTACTGATATATTAGTACATTCGGGAATTAAATCCAAAAATTTATGCGAATCGGTTCTTCCTCCATTATCATTTGGTTTATAAAACTCTTTATACCATTTATAATCTTCCAAAACAGTAGTTCCTGATAAAAATAAATTATATAAATTAAGTTCTTTTGATAATTTATTAGCGAATTCATCCGAACAGCCACGGACTCTAGATTGATGTGTTGTCACATGTTCATATTTACCTCTATCAAATGAAATACATCGATTTATTTTAGGAATTACTCCTTTTTTGACTCGATTAGTATATTCTTCAGCTAATGATGTTGCTCCAATTCCACCAACTTCTTCTCCCATAAAGAAGTAATATAATCCTGGTACATGATTACTGATCATGTTCAACATAATAACCATTCCAGCTTTATCATCAGCTCCTAAATTAGTATTAGTATCTGTTTTTATGAAATCACCATCAATTACATGTTTTACATAATCATAAGTTCTTCCATAAGCGCTTGTTACTGTATCAAGGTGACTTGTAAACATCGTATCAGAGCACTCACCATTTGGTTTCTTTATCAAAATAAAGTAATTACTCAACCCATCACTTTGAAAATTAAATTCAGGTAACAGTTTTATAACATCATCTTCCTTACCATAAGGGTATCTTCTCTCGGTTAGTTTTAAAAATGTTTCTTTAATATCAATCATTATTCAATTTTGTTAATAAATTATAGCAAATATAGTAATTTTTAATTAAAATTTGTAATTCTTTGTCATCTTTCGACATTTTATTTGACTTCGTGTGTTATTATTTTCGGTTGCTCCGTATTCCAAAGGAGCCGATAAACGTTTCATAACTAGACCTTCAATCATATCAATTATAGTTAATTTATCAAAAATCTCTTTAAATCCACTACGATAAGATTTAACTCGATAAATATTCTCTGAAATTCCATATAAATATTCTTTCTCAGAATCATGTGTTCCATATAAATCATCAAGTAGATCAATTCTTTGTTCAAAAGTTTCTCCAACTAAATGTTCATTATCAATGGCTAAAATATCAAAAATAACTAACTTGTGGTTAAATGATTTACCAGTTTCGTCTTTTTTATTTTTATTTAAATATTCACAATTAATAATCATCCAACCTTTCCCACGATAAATTGATTTTAATTCATCTAAATCTATTTTAAAATTAGTAAGTCTTTGTTTATGACGGTTCATAATTATAAATTTTTCACCGTCAGTAAAGATCAAACAATTTGACCCATTCAGTTTAGGTTGACCGATCAATGAACCATTGTCCCACGAATCCAAATCACTATAAGGTATAGCATTACTAGGACGTGGTGGATAAATGTATTTATAATCTAAATATTTAGACATATTATGCGAAGTATTTAACGTAAGTTTGAAAATTCTTTGCGGCATAAGCATCGTAATCGTGCTTATTTATTCTAACACGAAGTTGTTTAGCAAGTTTATAACCTTCTTCCCATGCTAACATTTCATCTTGTAATTTCTTATATTTATATAAATTTGTTCTTGAAAACTTTCTATTAAATTGACCTTTATCAAGGATTCGACAATCGACTTTATTCTTATTATTGTTATAAATAATATGACCACACTCATGTAATATTGAAAAAATTAGATTCTTATTATTTCTAATCAAAGTAATTACTTTCTCATCATAATCAACTGAATCACTTCGACTAAATTTAACAGTATATCCGTTATCTTCAATCCAATCAAGTAGTTTATCAAAGGGTCTCTTAGCCATATATTATTTGTCTATAATACAAATATACGGAAAAAATAGTTATTTTCCAAGAAATCTAAACTATTTTAGGAGGGAAAAGTTATTTATAATTAATCTAAATCTAAAAAATTATTAATAATTTTTGATTTTTTGAAATTTTTATAAGAAATAATATCAAAATTTTGTAACATTTCCGTAAGTTGTTGGAAATCAATTTTATCTAAAATATAGGATTCCAATATCTTACAATCTATTTTATTGACATTCTGTGTCAGATACTTAATATATTGATCTTGATAATTAGAACTTTCCATTATTTTAATAATTTGTTGCAATTTCAACAATATCAGCAAAAGTCGGTATCTTCGGTATAGTGTTAATTCCTAAAATTTGATCTATTCTTTTTTGTCTTAATATGCCTTTTGAATAAAAAGATTGCATATCTACAAAAGATGATCCATAATATCTATATTCATAATAAACATCATTATAAAAATATTCATCACCTCCCCAGTGCGGATCATAAACACATTGAATCTCATGTTTTTCAATTACATCACTTATAATTCTATCTTTTTTTTTATTCATCGATTAAACTATCAATTCTAAAATCTCTAATATTTATTTTAAAATCTTCAAATGATTTTGATTTTGATAAAACATCTATCCGCGAATTTATTACAGTAACTAATCTAGATAATTCATCATTTTTTTCTCTATTAGAACCACCCCAAATCAGCTCAATTCTTGTTTCACTATCAACAGGCACAATCCAAAATGTTATATTTTTATAAATACTAAATTCTTTATACATTCTATAAATTGATTCTTGTGCGGCTTGTTTAGATAATCCAGCAGTTTTTATGTAGAAAACAAAAATCGGATTATTTAAATCTAATTCAATTTTTTCTGGCAAATCTATTTGGTTATTATTCATGATGTTTTTATTATTATATAAATGATGATTCAATTGTTTAATAAATCCAAAAGTCCAATAAATCTATGAAATGTTCTATATTTATCTTCTCTTTTATCCATAAATCCACACCAATCAACTTCAGTGACTTGAAGTTTTTTAGTTGGAATAATCTCTGATTTTAGTCCAATTTCTGAAATATTATCTATATAAACAACATATAAATAAACTTCTTTAAATTTAGCGCCACTTTTATAGGTATAATCTACAATTATTGGATTATCGGGATTAGATATTTGTGATTTATTAATCATAATTGAAGTTTCTTCTTGAAGTTCTCTTATAGCAGCATCTATTTCTGATTCACCAATATCTACTCCGCCCTTTGGTGGTCCGAAACTTCCTACCCATTTTGATCTACTGCCGTGACAAAGTAATATTTTTTCATGATTAAGTATAATAACAATTCCAGCCGATTTTTTAATTTTTACCTCATCAGTAAAATCCACCCAGTCTTTTATACCCATCTTTGTTATTTTATTTTTATATATTATTTATTATTTATTAAATGTTAACTCATATACCTTTCTAATTTGATTTAATCCGTTTTCTTGTAATTCTCTTGTTCCAATTCCTGCAAAATCCTGACACTCGATCTTGGGAACTATTGACATCTTAATAAATGACATCGAAGAATATGACCAACGGAACCAACTATCTTTAATTTGGTCAAAAACAAAAATTGGTTTATTATAATTTATTGCCATTTGTGTGGAGTATCCAGTCCCACCGTCAACAACGGCATATTTTCCCCGATTATAATATCCTTTAGGACTTTTTTCACCAACATCAATAATTTGACCAATAGCAAATATTTGTTTAGAATATTTAACTTGCGGCCAATTTCTAGCCAATAAATTCATATATTTATGAATTCCATATCGATTTAACCACTTATTGGATCGATTAACTTCAATTACACCTTCTCTATAATCATCATCAGATATCTCTACCTTATTAGGAGATTGATGTGATTGTGTTTTATAAGAATAAGCTCTAGTTTTAACTCCATATTCTTCGCCAATTTTCTCCCAAGTGGAATCTGCTCCAGAAGCTCCTCCGGAATGACAAGTAATTTTTTTTAAATCAAGTATATTATCACTAAAAATATCAATCATATAACTTATCTCTAAAAAATTCATTATAATGTTCAATTTCTTCTTTCAATACCTCTCGCCAATCAGATCCTTCTTCATTATGTTTACCGCATGTTGTATATGTTACATATCCAGGATATTCAGGACCGATATTATTGGGATCCGGTTCTCCAAAAAGAGGAGGCGGAGATAGATCTCCTTTTTTTAATGTTAATGGGAATAACCAACATGACATTGGTTTAAAAGTCCATTTATGTAGATTATTTTGAATTGCATATATTTGTAGAAGACAAAGATGTTTGTCATTACAGAATACACATCTTGTTTGATTAAAGTGTTTTGGGAAAGTTATAGAAGTGTAACAATAATCTTTAATGGCGGTTTTACGACCCTGGTGTTCCATCCATGAACCATCGACAATATATTTTTCTGGTAAATCTGAAAAAATATCAGGAGCCATAGAAACTACTTTTTTTATTATCTCTTCTTCATAATCAGTCAAATAAACCCCATCATAACAACATGCTGCCTGACAAGAATCTAAATTACAACTTTTAAGTAATAATTTTGCTTCCAATGTTATTAAATTTATTAAAAATTAAAACAAAGTTCTTTAAATTCATTTGGTTTAACTTTTGTTTTATGCACTGAATTCATCATTTCAGTATATTTTTTACAATAAATATCTCCAAGTTTTTGGTTATATCCAAAAAGTTTTTTGGTAAAAATGATATCATCTTGTGTGAACCATTTAGGTGTTTTTTTCTGTTCCATATATTTTTTTTAAATTTTAGTTATAAAATCAATTAAATCATCAATATAAACTGGCCGATAGTCCCATATATCAACTCCAACATTTATATTTTTTTGTTTTACTTTCCACTTTTCATGGACATGGCCGCAAATAATCCAATCATACTTTTTCACATCAATATCAGTACGTTGTTCTCTATCATGAAATGGATCGGGAGTCCCTTCTTTAAAAACGGGACGGTGGTTTAATTTAAATCTAAATCCACCATAATTCAAATCATAGTTTTGAAAAACTCTCAATTCGTCACCACATCCTTTTAAATCCGAAGCTCGGTCATGATTTCCCCGAATTAGAATTATTTCACCATTTAAATAAGGTAAATATTTTTTAACCCCACCAAAAGCAAAGTCACCAAGATGGAACACCAAATCTTCTTGACCGACAACTGAATTCCAATTTTCGGTTAAAATTTTATTCATTAAATGTGTGTCCTTAAAAGGACGATCACAAAATCGGATAATATTGAAATGCCCAAAATGAGTGTCCGATGTTAAAAATATCTTTCTGTTCATATCACAAATATAAGGAAAATTTTAATTAAATATTAAATTTTAATAATTTTTTTAACTCATCAATAACCATATCACCCGATATTAATTTATGACATTCAAAATGACTTGTTGTGTCTTTATGATTCGGACACCACCACCAATCACCTTTATCAAATCTAAAATTCTTATCATTCCAACAACCATTACATACCTTTCTGTTTGAAATTCGAGTACAATTAGTAGTGAATTCATGATCATCCAAACTAAATCCAGAAATTAAAACAACATGTTTATTCATCGCCCATGCCAACCATGATAAACCACTTCCTAATCCAATTAAAAACTCCGAATGATGAATATAATTCATTGTATTTTCAATTGAAGAATCATCGGAAATATTATGAACTCCTAAAAATTTAGCTCCTTTTAAGGAAACATTTACCACTTCATAACCATTAAATTGTAAAAAAGTAATAACTTCTTGCCAACCAGTTGGATTATTCCAATACTTCATAGCAGCGGTCGATTCTGTAGCAATTGTCACATATTTTCCTTGAATTGGTCTATCTTTGGGGGTAAAATCTAATTTGGTTTTTAATTCCACATGTGATAATCCTAAAATATTTGTAGCTGATTTTTGTAACGGAATAATATTTGGTGGCGTGATTGGCTCTTTATCAAGATTATAAAACCAACCAACCATATATGATGAATATAAATTATTAACAGTAGTCCCAGGTTCTATAAATTCAATATCTGGATAAACATTTTTAAATAATTTATTCCAAAAAGTGGAAGCAATAACTTGACAATCATGTTTTTTTCTAAACTCTTCTATATATGGCATCCAAGCAATATTATCACCAAGAGATCGAGAATCAATACTGATTAAAGCTCTTTTTCCTTTTAGATTAAATTTATCTTCATATATTAATTGACTATTACAATATACTTTAGTTACCCACTCAATAAAATATTTACGATTGGTACGTGACCACATCCCACATCTAATTGTGGTATTATAGTCTATTTTATCCCCATCCCAAAATTCAACTCGAAAATCACTATTGGAATTTCCCGATATTTCTAAAAAAGCACCATCAACAAAATGTTGGTTAATTTTTATTTTAATTGGTGATTCTTCTCTTAAAATTATTTGAGTATTATTAATAACATCAATATATTGTTGTTTAGTTTCTTGTGAATTTTTAAACATGTTTCTATTTATTTTTTAATTACCCACCAAGTTCCAGTAAATTCATCAGTAATATTTAAATCATATCCATACTCTTGTATAAATTCATTTACGGCTGGAGTTACTCCAAACAAACCAGCATATCTTGGTGTTGTGTCTTTATCATTCCACATCATCATTGGTAAATCCTTATCTCCTTCTTTGTATAAATTTTTAATATAATCATGTCCCATGAATAGTCCCCCCTTTCTAACTTTAGGATACCAATATTCAATATCTTCTTTAACAAACTGATACTTATGATTAGCATCAATGTAAACAAAATCCAAAGTTTCGTTATCAAATAATTCTGACCCTTGTTTACTATCCATTCTCAACATAAATGCTCTATCCTCATATCCTTTAATATTTTCCATTACATCCGAATAGGCATCTGAATGATTTTTTTGATTTGATGAGTCTTCATACTCTTCTTCAGAAAGAGACCTCCAAACATCAACCATGTATAATTTACCTGACCATTCATCTAATATTATTTTGGCGAACTCACCTTTAAAAGTTCCAATCTCAACTCCGCACTTTAATCCTAGTTTATTTAAAAATTGTGGTAATTTATTTCGATTATTAAATATAAAATCTTCTTTAATTTCTTGTTGTGCATCAACTGGAGACGGCCCAAATAAAAACTCTGGTTCATCAATAATTTTTTGAATATTTAAAATATCAATCACTTTTTGTGAATCCTTCTCAACATCACCTGTTAAAAATTTAATCGAATCTATATCATTATAAACACCACAATATGTCCCTAAATTAAAAATCAACTGTGATAAATCATAACAAAGTGATTCTTTAATAACGAGTGGGTTTAATTCGGATTTTGATGTGAATAAAAACAAATCAGATCCCATTAAAAAATCGTCAATATTATCACGTTCTCCCCAAATAATACAATTATCGGGTTTGGTTTTCATTATTGGTTCCCAATATTCGCGAAAATTCTCTGCTTGGTTACCGATAAAATGAAATTTTATTTTATATTTTTCTAATTTTCTAGCAATTTCAAAAGCATATCCTTGATTTTTACCACTACTAAATAATCCGACATTAACCACATGTTTATATTCCAACATTAAACCCAATCTTTGACGAGCCGATTCGGTATCCTTTTGTTTTTTATCAATTGGATATTGTATTACTTCATATGGGACCCCAAGATCTGAATACATTTTAACAGAATATTCCGAAACAAAAATAAATTTATCGGGTAACCACCGTTTTTCTATTTTATTTGATGAATGTGTTGTTTCTAAAATAGTATATTTTCTATCCTTTTTAAGATAAAGTTTTTCAGCTATTGCGTCTAACATAAAAATCTCCGAGAACTCTTCGATAATAATTACATCCGGATCAATCAAATCAATTATATCTATTAGACGTTCTTTATTATCACCAACTGATTGAAATTTATCACCTAATAAATTAATTATTTTATTCCTCTGCACAACAAAATGACTAGAAAGTAAATTATACTCAACACAAAATATATTATATTCATCTTTAAGTAATTCGATTTGATTAAATGTAAATTGTGGTAATCCTCCGGTACTACAATGTGGTATAATAATTAATAGTTTTTTATTATTCATCATATAATTTTATAATTATTAATAAATATGTTTCAAATTCTATCTTAAAAATTTAATATATAACTATTATGAAACTATCAAAATATTTTGAATTTAATCAAAAAGATCTAGAACCAATAAAATCATTCTATCTTAAAGATGAATTAAATCCCGAAGTTTGGGATAATTTTGAAATTGATGATGAAATAAGAAGACAACTACTTCAAATTGCACAAGATTTTTATGATAAAATAGAACTTGATTCTGAAGTGGTTGATATCGCACTATGTGGCTCTCTTTGTAATTATAATTGGTCGGAAAAATATTCCGATTTTGATTTACACGTGATTATTAATTTTTCAGATGTTGATGAAAATCATGAATTGGTTGAAAAACTATGTGATTATGCTAAAAAAGTATGGAATGAACAACATGAAATTATTATAAAGGGATATGAAGTCGAAATTGCTTTACAAGATTCCAATGATTTAAAAGAAGCTATTAAAGGCGGTCGAATGGGTGGTGTTTTTTCTTTATTAAATAATAAATGGGTTAAAAAACCAGAAAAAGTTGAATTTGAATTGGACGAATCACTTATTGAAGAAAAAGCAAAAACAATTATGATGACCGTTGATGACATCGAAGAAGAATCAAGTGAGGACAAGTACGAGGTATTTGATGAAAAAATATCAAAAATTTGGAAAAAAATAAAAAAACTACGCGAAAGCGGATTAGAAGAAGGTGGAGAATTTTCAGCTGGGAATCTAATTTTTAAACTACTCCGTAGAAATGGATATATTGGTAAGATAATGAAACTTAAAAAAGAATCATATGATAAACAATTTAAATAAATTATGGATAATAATATTAAAATAAAAGAAATAGAAGATGTTTTTAAAGATGTCTTTAATGAAGAAGAAGGATTAGTTAGATCAGTTGATACGGTATATGAAATGTCTCCGGATGAAGATTTTTATAAATTAGTAATCTCAATACATGGTCTTTCAATTGAGGATACATTTATAGTACACACCAAATTCATATTCAAAACGGATTTAGAAAAGAAAAATATCATCGATGATTCATTTATTTACTTATATGATATTAATTGTGTATATCATAAAATAGAATTCTCATCTATTATGGATATGAGTAAAAAAATTGAAGATATTGTTGAATCAAGAAACTTTGGAGAAGACATCTTAATCATTTCTGACTTTATTGAGTCACCTGCTATGTTTATAAATCACTATCTCAGATGGGCCAAGATCACCGAATATTCTGTTTTTGATGTTGAATATTCCCCTAAATTTAAACACCAACCTTGTGATAAAACAACTTTTGATTTTAAAATCAACATTAATAATAACTACAATGTTGATTTATCAATTCGTAAAATTGAAAATGAAAATGAGGAAGAAACTAATCTTTATCGATTCCAATTTAAATTTATGGACGAAATAGAAACTAAAGAAACCGAGACTTTGTCTAATATACATTTCTTTATTGGTTCTAATTTGGCAAAGATTTTAGATAAAAAATTAAAAAATAAATAAACCATGAAACATTTAAAAAGATTTAATGAATCTGATCTCACCACATTCAAAAGAAAAACAACAAAAATGAATGAATGTTGGTCTGAAATTTTATCAGTTGAAAAAAATTCAAGAAAATTTTTAAATAATTTTAAAGACAAACCAGCTACAATTTTAGAAAAATTCAGTGATAAGGAATTATCCAATATGAAGAAAATATTACAAAATATTGAAGAAAATTTTTCAGATTTTTTCGATATTATTAAAAAATAAACTATAAATATGAATAGAGACAATCAACCCACGTATAATACCAATCGAAATGTTACCAATTTTGGTGATTTTTGTGCTAACATCGATTCTGAAAAAGAAGAATTGAAAAAAATGAAAAGACAAACTATCCCGAACACACCAGGAAGACATCAAATACCAGGAAATCGTAGACTTAAATTCAATAAAGTAACTCGTAAAATGGATGATATTTCTCCGTATGAAATTAATGATAAAATTGATTCAATTGAAGATATTAAGGAAGCTCAACAAAATCAAATGGAAAAAGAATGGGGTGAAATTTGGGTGAAATTTAAAAAAGAATCTGGTAGATATGTTCATCCAATTCAACCAGATTGTGTGTTACATTTTTTTAATTGGTTGAGAGAAAACTATAACGCACCAACTGAAATCAATTAAAAAATAAAACATATTTTTTGTTTTAAATACCTAATCTTTTATAAAATTCTCCAAGATATCACTATCATCTTTTTTATCCGAAAGTTCTTGATCTTTTCCCAGCACTTTATCTATTTTAATATCTCTCTGTAAAGATTTATAGTGATTAAATGCGGGTGAATTTTTATCTTCAATCACATATATTACTTTAGAATCACCAACTTGATGAGATAAATCAAAATCGATTTTTACCCGTGGGGCAAATGAATATCCACCAACAACACTAGAACCAAAATTCTGAACATTAACCTCGGGTTGATTAAATAAACAAACTCGAGTATCATCCCATCTCATAAAGGGATCAATCCAAATAGTTGAATTTCTAATTTTTCCTATTGAATATGGTGATGCTGATGTGACTGATTTAGAAAATGGAAATACATTGAAATAAGTAGAATCTTGTAAAACTGATCCCACTTTAGAACTAGTGATAATATTTTGATAATTACCAATCATAATTAAATTTACCAATTCTTTAATTTTATCTAAATTATCAATTCCTCCTATCGAATTAGTAACATCCATATAATCAAATTTAGAAGTATTAAATAAGTTTTTTAATACTTCCTTAGATATTGTTTGTGATACTTCTGCCAACATAACACTAACTAAATGATCAACCATTTGATCACCATGAAAACCAATTCCAGCACTAGTTGACCAATTAGTGAAATTACGTAAATTTGTATTTATTTTACAAAACTCTGGTAAATCTAATGATTTAGTATTATTTATTTTATCTAAAATATCTTGATACATTGTTAAATTTTATCCCCTGTTTCTGGATTATAATTCGTAATTAATAATTCTTTTCCTTTTTGTTGCGTTGCTTTTGATTTACTATTATTTCCTCCTTGAGCGGAGCTTCTTATAACTTCTTTTTCAAACCAAAAATATTTATCCTTGGGTAATAACTCTTCTAGTAATGGGAAATAGTAATATGATAATGACCATCTTGATTTAGTGATTTTAATCAATTCTAACAATCTACGGTGAGATGCTGGACCGAAGACACCCTCTGAATCAGACCCATACCAGAAAAGCCGTTTAGAGTCATCTCCACCCTTTTTTTCGTCATATCTATAATAAGGAGGATCAAGATAAAGATAAGTATCTTCGGAATCATACTCACGAATTAATTCTTCAAAATCAATACTTGAAAATTTAGATATTGATTGTAATTTTTTATGTGCCTTTAACTAATTTATTAATCAGAACTTCAATTTTTAATTTATTACCGTCTCTTTTATACCCCGAAAATCCACCACCACGTGGGTAGACACCGCTAAAACTAGATGTGATTAGAAAGGCATACATCGCAGCTCTTTTAAAATCAGGAATCTCAAAATCCGATTTATCTAAAAAATCATTACGTGTATACTTTTGATATATTGAACGATAAAATTCCCACTTTTTCTGAGCATCTGTTTCTGTTGTGTGTAAAATGGTTTCTTTTAATCTATTCAAAACCAGTAAAAACTCATCTGGTTTAGCACAACACATCATTAAATTCACTTGATGGTAGTTTCGATCATTATAAATAACTTGTTCAAAACTTAAAGAATCATCATCCAAATATGTTGCCATACTTCCTGAAAATGGTTCAATATATGTTTTTATGTTATTTTTTGGTATTCTTGTATTAATAAATTCTTGAAATACTTTTGAGCTTTTGCCTCCGAAAAATGATATAACAGACATTTTTAAAATTTTATTTGTTTTATTTATATAGAATATCTACAAAAAGTTTGATGGAAAGCACTGGAAAGATAGGTTATTTAATATATACTATATGATAATATACAAAATAACAAATAGTATAAATGATAAAGTTTATATAGGCCAAACAGTGGAAAGTCTTAAAAAAAGATGGAATAGACACACATGGGGTTGTACTATTAAAAGAAACGCAATGGCTATAACAAATGCTATAGTAAAATACGGGAAAGAAAACTTTATCATCGAAGAAATAGACAAGGCAGATGATATAGAAGAATTGAATGAGAAAGAAATTTATTATATAAATCTATATAAATCAATGTCACCAAATGGATATAATTTAACAACTGGTGGTAATAATAAAAGACTATCGGAAGAAACAAAAAGAAAAATATCAGAGTCAAATAAAGGAAGAAAAGCATCGGAGGAAACTATTAGAAAGTTATCAGAATCACATAAAGGAATTAAAATGTCTGAAGAATCAAGAAATAAATTAAGTATGACAAACAAAGGCAAAAAACCATCCGAAAATACTATAAAAGGATCAATTGAACATAATCAAAAAACATACACAATGATTAGTCCAAATGGGGAGATAGTGACATTTACTAATATGAAATTATTTTGTTTAGAAAATAACTTATCAAATAGTAAATTGTGTTTAGTCGCGAGTGGGAAGAGAAGAAGTCATAAAGGTTGGACTATTTTTAATTTCATCACGAACAACCATTAATAACTTCCCTAAGTTATTATTTCCATTATTACCACATTTAGTACATGAACACGATCCATAAAAATTATCATGCCACCAGTTACCCTCAATTAATTCTTGATCACCAGTACTAAGTAATAATTCAGATAATTTAGGATCTTTGAATTTCTGTCTAACTGCAAACTCCATAATCTTTAATCTTTTCTCATCCCAATCATTTCTAACTTTAACCAATCGTCCTATTTTCTTAGCTTGACCAGGTGTAGGAATCTTAGCAATCATCTCTCTAAAATCAGCGGGTGTATAATGTATTCCATTAATTAATTGTTGATCATTTACTTTCATGGCCACATAAAAATGTTCAATGGATGGGTATGCAATTCCTTGATGTTCTATCTCACAAGGATAGAAATTGGAAAGAAAAGCATACCGACCTTCAAATTTATCAATCATAGTGATTATATGACATAAAATGAAAAAGTCCATAAATCTTATGGACTTTTCTTTGTGGAGATGACGATGCACTACCCATCGTGTCTTCCTCGGTTGTTAATAACTATTCGTTTACAAGCTTGTGAAATTTTTCTAAATCTCCAAAATATTTATTTAATTTGAGTAGGTCAAGTCAAATAACAACAAACACCCGTTTTTAACTGTTCAGCTCAGTTGTGAGTTTTTTTCTCGTAACTTGGTTACGAAAGCTCCTCAACTAGGAGCTTATTGTTTTGTAGGCCAAATACTAAATCTTCTTTGGTTCCTACTTCTTTAACGTTGCCGTTTAAAAAGTGTCATCTAATTTATAAATCGGACATTTGACAACCCGATGCTTGCATAATCACCACCACTCCGCGAATCAATTTTAATTACATCCCCAATTATTATTACAAATGTATATATAATATTTCAAAAATCAAAAAAGTTTATATTTTTTAATGACGATATAGGTATTCATCATCATCATCATAAGGATATCTACCAACACCTCCTTGATTATATCCAGTGTTATTTCCTCCACTGCTTCGCTTTTTACTTTTTTTGAATCCTTTTCCGAGATGGTGTTCTTCGGGATAAAGAGGGTCATTAATCTCACTTGCAGATACGTCTGATTTCTTTTCTTCAAAATTGAAAACAAAAACGGGATCTTCTTTCTCTGTTTCCCATTTTTCAAATGATAAATCATAATGTGGTAAAAGATCTTTTTTTATTTCCTTAACAATTTCTAATATTTTAACTATTTTACCTAAATTTTCTTTTTTAGAAAGTGTAACTACAATAGAAGCGTTCCATCCTTCAGTAGAAATCCAAAAATCATCAGCTATTAATCCAGAGTTAGATAACATGGTTCTCATAAGATATGTTAAATGTTCCATATCTTCTTTTCCTTCAAAATTAGCCTCATCTTCTTCGGTCCATTTCTTTTCATCCTCTTCCTCTTCTTCCTCTTCACCCATGATTAGTTTACGAGCTGGATCATCATCCTTTTTATTAGGAACATATTCTTCCTCTTCTTCCTCATATCGAGGATCAATATGTTTTTCAAACACACTTTTAAATTTTTTTATTCTCATTATTTTAATTCTATTTTTATACAAGTATCATCAAAAACAACCATTGGATTTATTTTATGCTTATTCAATAATCCCAATAATGTAGATGTGGTTTGGTACATACTATCAACAGTCACATATTCTAAATCACACTTTAAGAAAGACCCCTGATAAGAACTATCAAACTTAACATCACAATAAAATTTAGTTTTTCGAATTTCTCTAATAAGTGGTCCCCATCTTCTAAGAATATCTGGATCAAGTCCGGCTCGTCTTTCAGTTGGCAGCGAATCCCAATCAATTTTAGACGCAGCATCACATAATATTTCTAAATAAGTTATATTTTGATATTCATTAGTTGAATGCTCGTGCATATATCCAACAGAAATATTCGTACACTCGGGAATATCATCCACAAAAGATTTAGAATCAGTAAACGATCCAGTTGGGTCAAGCATCATATTTAATCCATGTGCATTTAATTTTTGACATAACGCGTTTCCAAAAGCATCCGAACAACAAGTGGTTCCTCCTTGGCGAGTAATTACTGAATGATAATCTCGACGGTCAAACGCGACACATCTTTTAACATTTGCTAAATAATCCACATCCCAAAAATGTGTCGCTAATGTGCGTGAACCAACTCCACCTCGTTCTTCATTCATAAAGAAATAATATAATCCCGGAACTTCTCTTGATATCATATATAATAAAATAGTTACTCCTGCTTTATCATCTGCTCCAAGAATTGAAGAACCATCAGTTAAAATGTATTCTTCGGGTTTATATTTTCCTTCTGGATCTTTTTCAAGTACATTTAATAAAGCAACGTCTTTCTGAATACGATCAGCGGTATCTAAATGCGCACAAAACATACTTTCTGGTTTTCCGCTTCCAATAATTTTATAATAATTACCAACAATATCCTTTTTCAAATCAGGTGGTAAAAAAGGTAACAATTCTTCTTCATGTGGATTTGGATAAGTTTTAGTAGTTAGTGATATAAATGTGTTTCTAACATTACGAGGATCAAATCTAAATGGAGGAACTTCAATTAACTTACCATCAAGTTCTTCCTCTGTTCTACTAACTCCTTTCATAGAGTTATATAACTTACTAAAATCATCAATTTCACCAGATTTTAAATGGTTACCAAAATAAGATTTACAAAAATCAGTAATTCTCATTGTTTCTACTTTCGCTTTCTTGTACTTCTTTTCTGTATTTTCTATAGTAACATCAAAAGAATGATCCGACTTTGATACATCAACTAAACTTATATTGAGTGTATTTGGAGTAGTACATTCTTTACTAACTAACCATAATAATTCAAATGCAATATAATCTCCTTTTGCGTCCAACTTTTTAAGAATATCCTCTAGTTTAAACGAATACTTTATTTTAGGAGGTTTATCCCAATAAGAAGTTCCTGTATTATTAAATTGTGTCATCTTTTCTAAATTATTTTATTATCTATATATTAAATATTAAATCACAATTTCGTACGAATTTTTATAATCCACCCTAACTTGACCATCATTCATATGTGATTCCTTCTTGACAAACTTAGCTTTACAATAAACAACCGTTACTTTTTCTTCTTTAGCAGCTTTACTATTTTTTTTAGCTAAAGTAGCGGCGGCTTTTATTATCGTTTCTGTCGGTAAATTATCCTTAACACGAATTACAACATGGCTTCCTGGTACGCCTCTGACATGGAACCAATAATCGTCTGGATAAACCATATTAAGTGTAAGATAATCATTTGATTTAGCATCTTTTCCAACATATACCAAAAACCCATCAATTTCTACTTTTTGTATATTCGGAAATTTATCTTTCTTGGATTCTTTAAAATATCTAATATATTTCATATACTATATATAAAATATTTAAAACAAAAAAGACCCCAATTTGGGGTCTTTTTTTATAACTTTTAATCTTAAAGATTAGTTAAGGAATCCGTTAGCATCCACAACTATAATAGTCATGAATTGCTTCTGAGGGAACCATCCAACTTCAGCGACTGCATAACGACTTCTCAAGAGCATACGAGGAGCAAATGTTGCTTCAGATATGATACTGATACTTTGTGCCATTAGGTAAGGTACAAAAATGATACCTGGCTGATCTGGGTTGTTCTTTCTTCCAATAACGATTCTATTGTCATTATATTTCATGTAAGGATCTACATAGATTGAAATATCACCTATTGAACCTACAGGGTATAACTGACCTTGTCCGTTTAATTTGGATTTTAGAGGATTGATTGTGTAACCAGCGATATCCTGTAAAGCGGCTGCAAGACCTCCGTTTGTTATAGCATACTGAGCTGGTCCGATACGACCTTCTGTAGCAATGTAGTTAGAAGCGTGAGCTATCTTTGTAATAAGTTTCCTCTGAACTGCGTGTGTAGTTTCACCACCAACATAGTTAGCTGTAGCAGCATAAAGTGTATTCAAGTCAAAAATAGTCTTACCAGTTGGGTCACCAGCAAGTGCTGTTCCAGAGAACAAAGGAGCTGATGCTCTGTTAAGATCACCCATTTCAAAAATCTTCTGAACAATCTGTTTAGAAATTGTTTGTGAAAGTTCGTTGACAAGGATAGATTCCATTTTCTGAACGATATCCATACCAGTGTTGGCTTTGATATCTTCAATTTCAGTTCTACGAAGTGCTGAAGATACTTCAAGAGTACCAACTGCGATTGTCTTCGAAGAAATTTTTGGTCCGATTACGCCAGCGTAGCTGTCGTCGTCACTAAGACGATTCATTGGGAACGCACCTGACATCTGACCTGTATTAGCTGATGTCCAGTTAGCTGAGAATCCAGGAATATGATCTTCAAGAGCAGATACTAATTCAATAGTAACAGCGCCTGTTGACTGAGTACCGATACCAGTAACCTGTGACAACATTGAAGCTGTTGGTGAAAAAGTATTCCTTGTTTGATCAAACTGCCATGCATTTTGAGCTGAACCAACAACTGTATGAGCTGTATTCCACTGTCTGAAAGCTCTGAACATTGGATATCCGTCAATACGTGAGAATCCAAGGAACTCAACAACACCTTGTTTTGATGCAAGAGCGTCAATTGTTGCTACGTTATTAACATAAGTTGGAACAGAAGCTGATCCAATTATATTAACACCACAAAAATATCTACCATTTGCCAACCCACCGGTTGTTTCGTTAATTCCAGCCACTACAAGATTAGCTCTCAACTGTGCTTGAATAAGTGTTAAAGTTGCTGCTGTAGTAACATTAACTTTGAAAACCTGTGGTCTTTCGTCAACATCACCTAAACGTGTATCATCATACTGAAAGTCGATGTAAAGAAGGTCGATTTTTGGACCTGGACTTGGTTTTACTGCTACTAAATCGAGACCGATTGTCTGAGCAGCGATTTTCATAGCTACTGGGAGAAGGTTCTGACCAACATCACCCGATCCAGCAGCGCCGCTGTAACTTGACCATGGTGTACCAACTAAGGCACCAGGAAGTGTAGAAGGCTGAGGTGAGAGAACTGCTCCCATACCAGCCACGTTAGAAGCGTTTACGTAGGCATTTTCATTGATTGAGTGGAACTCGGCATATTCCGACATCCATTCAATTCTGTCGCCTGTGACGCCCATGTTCTCCAATACTGGAGTCCATTTTTTAATTGCTTTTTGTTTGTCTATTCTAATGTGTGACATACTTTATTTTTTTATTTTTTGTTATCTATATATACCCATCTATTTTTTCAATATTTTCAAAGGTGGATTTTTTATAGATTAAAGACTTTTGAACCTTTCCATAATAGCTGTAACTTCATTATCAGATAGTTTGTCTTCTTGTATTAGACTTTCATGAGATACAAGCTTTTTTGTAACGGATTCATTTTTCTTGAGGTTTCTGGTAAGCCAGAAATGTTCAACTTGACTCTCAGACTTCAATACATCTTCGGGATAAAGTCTAGCCTGTGAAAGGATAGATTTTTTTGAAGATTCATTGAGCTGATTCCAGATAGGCTTAATGTTTTCGGGCATCAATCTGACGACTCTTTCTTCGAGAGATTCATTCTTTGTAGAAAGCGCTTCTGCAATCAAGGTCAGTACATCTTTTGATGTGAAATAACTTCTTTCGTTTATGTGAAGTTTTACTGATTCTTGTTCCTCATCGGAAAGTGCATAAAAGCTATCAACCTGTGACTTGTTTAAGAACTTCAAGAAATTCAAGTCGGTTGTTTCAGAAACTTTACGTTTTTTAGCTTCTGATATGAGTTTATTGATTGACTCAGAGAGTTCAGTGTCGCTATCCCCAACGATTTCGTCAGAAATTTCTTCTTCTGAGACATACACAGGATCATTAATTTCTTCTTCATCATCGGTTGGAATTTCATCATCACAAACGTCACATTCTTCGGATTCTTCGAATCCATAATCTGACAAGGATGGGAATTCTTCACCTTCACCAAGATTTTCATTTATTTTGGTAGATTTTAATTTCTCAACAATCATTCCTTGATAAGAAATAGATTTGTCAAGGTTTTCGGCTACATACTCTGAATAAGCAATATTATCATCTAAATGTTCAGCGATATATTCTGAATAAGCGATATTACCTTCAACGTGTTCGGCTAGATATTCAGAATAAGCGATTGAGTTATCAACATGTTCAGCAATATATTCTGAATAATCGATGTTTTTGTCGAGATTTTCAGCAATATACTCTGAATAAGCGATGTTTTTGTCTAGATTTTCAGCAAGATATTCTGCGTAAGAAATATTCTTATCTAGATTTTCAGCAAGATATTCAGAATAAGTAATGTTTTTGTCGAGATTTTCAGCGATATACTCTGAGTAAGTAATGTTTTTGTCGAGATTTTCAGCGATATACTCTGAGTAAGTAATGTTTTTGTCGAGATTTTCAGCAAGATACTCAGCATATTCGATGTTTTTATCTAGATTTTCAGCTACATATTCTGAATAATTAATAGTTTTCTCTAGATTTTCAGCTAGATAGTCGTTATGTTTAATAAGTTTTTCCTGAGTTTCCTTCAAGGATTTGTTCTCATTAACCATTACTTGTACTTTTTCTGCTAAATAATCCAAATACTTAATTACTTGAGCATTTGTTCTGTTTAGTTCGTCATAATATTCAAGTAATTGTTCTAATTTCTTAGGAGTCATACTACCCTTAGAAATGGCGCCTTTAACTTCTTTTTAGTCGAAGCTAATTCTTTGATTAAATACTGTGAGTATTCAGTCAATTGTCTCTTAGTTACAAATTCGTTTTTGTTCATGTTGAATAATTCATTTATTTTTGACTCATCGGACATTTCATATATCCTAAAGTTGGAGTTTGGGTTTTTATAACCTAAGGATTCATTAAGAACTTTGATGTTCATTTTTGCTGATGCGAATCCAGGATCAGCAACAAGATCGAAAGTAAAGAGTTTTTTCAAAGAAACAGAACCATCGGACTCGGTAATACCAGCTGCCCTACTAGAAACAAAAAGAGGACACTGATCATCAACCAATGCCTTAGCTTCTTTTCCCCAATAAGTACTTAACAATCTGATTTCACCTTGTACTAAATTTTTTTCTTTAAGATACTCAGCCTTTTTAACAAGGTGAGAAGCTCTTGAGAGTGAGGTATCAAACACATCGGGGTGATCAAATTCACCATACACACCCAGAGTGTTTATTCTCTCATTCAATTCTTGTAAAGCAGGAAGGTATTTTTCAGCAGTATAAATACGATCATTACGATTCTTAATATTAAACTCTGTAAAAACACCTGACATAGTATAATCCTTTATCCCACTGTTACTTGATTCTCGAATAAGAGAAGCTGTTGAGTTTTCTACTATTAATACAGGTTTCATTTAAATAGCTATTTTTTAGTATATATAATTGAACAAAATCTTTATTTATCAAATGTGGATTTTTTACAGTAATGGGTAAATTAATATTTAATATATATTTCAAAAGCATTATCTAAAATGATCCTAACAAGAGAAATAGATGTTAAAATAAATGAATCAAATTACCAATACTATATGGAATTTGGATACGATGTGATAATCGGAGAAGAAATAAAAATACCAGTTGAACTAATGCCACGCGGATCACATTATAAAATAAGATGTCAATGTGATGGATGTGGTTGTGAAAAAGATGTTATTTTTAAAAACTATGTTAAGTATAACAATAAATGGGGTGAATATTTTTGCCGCAAATGTTCTGAGAGAAAAAGAAAACAAACTTTACAAAAAAATTTAGGAGTTGATTATCCAATACAAAATAAAAAAATACTTAGAAAAATGAAATCAACACTAATGAAAAGATACGGAGTGGATAATATATCAAAGCATAAACAAATTGATACTTCTACAATAAAAGATTCTAATGTATAATATCGATATTAAATTAGAGGAAGATGTCAAAATTGATTACTATGATACAATATTAAAAAAATACCCTCAATGGATTGAGTTTCGTAGGGATATTAAATTGGAATTATTATTAAATAATAATAATAAAAAAATACAATATGATATAGAGGATATGAACCCTCCTATTTATGGTGTTGGTCATTCTTCTGGTACTTCATCTATAAATTTAAATGAATTACATCCAACATTTATTATAAGATCGATGTCGTTTATTATAAGTTCTAATAAAGTAGAAAAAGTTGTTATATCATTAAGTCCACTAACAACATATTATGGTAAAATTTTTTCTAATTTAATCAAAGAATTAGGAATTGATTATTTTAAAGACAAAATACACCAATACACAAAGGAAAATAATATTGTTTTTTTCTATATAAAATTATAAACCCTCTAAGAGAGGGTTTATAATTTAAAACTCAAATTCAGACCCTTCTCCGGCGGGAGGAGCTCCCCCAGATTCAGGTGATCCTTGTGCGGGTGGTGCTTCTCCACCAGCTTCTGGTGATCCTTGTGCTGGCATTTCTCCGCCAAATTCTCCGCCTCCAATTTCACTACCACCCATTTCACCACCACTACCCATTTCACCACCACTACCCATTTCACCACCAGGTGTTCCACCAGCAACAGCTGATGCATCTTTAGCCCAATATTTTTGGTTTTCTGCTTTTTCTTCTGGGGTCAATTTAAAAACATGATCAATAAGATATTCAACATGGAAATAAGGTTTCTCTCCATTCATAACACCAGCCAAAGTTCCAAAAATTTCTGCCTTTTTGGATAAGTTGTTTAATTTTTTCCATTCTTCAAATACTTGGTTTGAATTAAAATTAATATCTAACTGATTTAATAAAATTTCATCTTCTTTCAACTCAGGAAATTCTATCAACAATTGAAGTTTCAGTGGTTTTACAATAAGTTCTTTAAAATTAGCTCGAAGACGATTGATAAAACTATAAAATTTTATCTCATCTCGGGTCATCTCAGTAGCATCACTGAATAAATTACCTCCTCCATTTTCATTTTCAAATCTTTGAAAGGGTATTCTTGATGCTCTTTTCAAAGCATTATAAAACCATGTTAACATATCATTCTCATTCAAATTATGTCCTTCGGGTGATACTAACTCCATATTTGGAGTACCAGCGTCTCCTTCAGGAAACCAAATTTGTTTATTGTAAGGCAAATGTTTTGTTCCATTGATTGTTAATGTTCCGAGATTATCATCCCATTCAACTTCTTCTGAATAATCATGTATTAACTGGCCTATTTGTTCTTCGGCTCTTTGGCGAGAAAGTCCTTTAATGGGAATTGTAAATTTTTGATAGATAGTTGCATTAATAACATTAAACATAATTCTTGTTTGTTCAAGAATTTTTAACTGATTATATGGTTTAATTAGTCCCTCTACATATGATGTTTCGGAATAGTCATTTTGACTAGAATAAGAAATAAATACAATTTGTGAATCTAAAAATATTCTACGTAATTGTGGATCTTCGGGAAATTGAATCCACAAATGACCGACATTTGGTTCAAATGCTGGTACAATTGTGTCTGGTCTTAGTCGATTAAAAGATATAATATTTTTCTTTTTATCATCATAAACAATTTCCATAGCTATGAACCCATCTATTAGAAAATCTTTCATCATGTTCCATGCCGAAATAGAATCAGAAAATCCATATTTATTATAAATTTTTTCAAAATATTCTTGATATTTATCCTTAATTTCTTGTGAATAATCATTAGAAAGTGCTTTAGGTGAGCAAAAATCTCTCTCATTGTAAACAATAGACTCATCTGATATAGTACTAACGAAATCACGAATCTCATCTTTAATCGAATACTCCCGTAAAATTCTACGTTTATCACCATAAGATTTATCCAAATAAGGAATAGATTTTCGATTAAGTACCGATGCTACAGCTCTTTGACTAAAAAAGTCATACATGGAATTTCCGCGAGCAGCATATGGATCTTCATTAATTCCAATACCAACTTGATTTCTAATAATCATATCATCATAATTCATCCCATATGATGATAATTGTCTTAATATTCTATTAAATAATCCTTTGTTCTCAACTGCAGAGTTGTAAGCGAAATTATCTCCCTGCATGGCTGATGTCCCTTGAAATGCATTATATGATGCCATAATTTATATTTATTTTTCTTTTATCTCTTTTTTTTCAAAGTATATATATCTTCCAGAAGGCGTCTTTTCAACACCAATTAATCCTCTTTTAACCCAATTACTTAATGTTCTTCGAGTTATCTTATATTTTTCCAAAACTTCTTTTGCTTTCATCATTGTTTAAATTTTCTTTTAAATATTCTTTATAATTTAAGATTGAATTCTCTGATACAGTAAACTCAGTTGAATAATTTTGATCTTCGATAACCTCTTTAATAATATTATCTTGTTTTTTAATAACTTTTTTAGAATTATTTTTAATTATTTTCATCCAAGATCTTATATAAAAAGGAACATTATCTATTTTAAGTAGAAATGTATAAAAATTAAAAACATCATTATCAATTAACTTTTGATTAAAAAATTTTAATTCTTCTATTTCATCAGAAATATCAATAATTAATGATTCAACATTAATATTTATTATATCAGTATAATCTTTCCTAACTTCATATTTTTCCAATTTATTTCTAAGAAAATCTTCATCGGAAGAATTAAAACTTTTTAAATATGTATATGTTTGTGAAATATTTGCATTTATTTCATTGTCCAATGTTTTATATATTAAATATTTAAAAAATTTCATCACTTTAGATTTCGGATTATATTCACTTAATGATAATTTTATTTTGTTATAATTTGGGTAATTGAATCCTTTTTTTTCAATATTATATATTTCTATAAAATGTGTTATTTCATGAGTTATTATCTCTTTTAATTTAATTGTGTCATAGTTTTCTGGGATAGAAAATGTCATAATATGAATTTTATTATTTTTATAAAAAAATGAATCATAATTATCATTCTTACAAAATTCTATTAAAATGATTTTATTTAATAATTTATATGGTAATTTACCATATCCATTTTTTAAAAACAGATTAAATATTTTTTCTATCTCTTGTTTACTAGGTTCAGATATTCCTCTTCCTTCATTTAATTTCATATAACTATATATTAAATTATATATGCTCCTTTTTTCTATATTTTTCATAATTGTGTCTCATTAACTTCCGTATTTTTTCTGATTGGCTTGAATTCGTTGAATGTGATTCTTAAGAACAATATATTTTTCTGATATTTCTCCTTTAGCATCATAAAACTCATCCATTGTAGCTGACATAATTTCTTTATTGCGTTTATCTTTATCTTTTAGCTTTACTTTCCAAATTTGAAATAATTTTTTTGGATCATATTTATTTTCTGGATGGCCAGAAATTAAAAATCTAGGAACCATATTCATGGAGATCTTATGCACTAATTTAATTTGAGCAGCATTGTACTCAACAAGAGCATACTCGAATCCAAATTTTCTTAACTCTCGATAAACTCCTTCATAATCAACTTTTAATAAACGATTTTTTTCAAAATCATCTTCTTGAATAAATTTATCAAAAAGATAAGCTCTAACTTCTAGTGGAATAAAATTAAAATTAACCGCAAAAACTATAGTTTGGCCGGACAATATCTTATAATTAATTACAAAAACTGGTGACCATCTCATCCAATTGGAATCATCTAAATAGTGAAAATGATAAAATCCACCTGGATAAATATTTCTGACATCAATTGCTCTGACATCCGCATCTGATTTTCGATACTTTTGTACAAAAAATTCAGAGTTATTTTTAAAATTATCAACCACACCATCACCATGTACTAATAATCTCAATCCTATTTTATCAACTAAAATTCCCATTTGGAAAATGTTTTCTTTTATATATAAAATAAAATACTTCACAAAGATGATAAACTCACAACCAAATAATCCAAATTATCACGGAGGTAATTATATTCCGAAAAATAAAAACAAGGTATTAAAATTGAACAATCTTGGCGGAATATTTTACCGCAGCTCTTGGGAAAAGAAAATAATAACTTGGTTAGATTTTAAAAAAGAAGTTGTTAAGTGGGGATCAGAGTGTATTCGAGTGCCATATCAAATAACAAAAATGGTTAAAGGGGAATTAAAGGTGGAAGAGCATTCATATTATCCTGATTTTTATTATGAACTATTAGCTCCCAACGGAACAATAATACGAATTATAGCCGAGGTTAAACCAAAAAAAGAATATGAAGACGCTGTTTTATTTACTGAAGGAAAATTTAATGTTCCTGAAAATTTAACTTCTAAAAAATTAAAAAATTTAGAATATAGATTTAAAATGGCTCAGAAAAATTCCGAAAAATTTAAAACAATGATTAAATGGTGCGAAGTCAAAGGATATAAATTTATAGTAATCACCGAAGATAATTTAACAAAGTTTAATGTTTAATCTCGTTTTGTAAATCCATTTTTTGTTGTCCACAAGAAAATCTCTATCACCCTTTCAGTACTACCATGAATTAAATTGAATGTAAACCCATACCGTCGTTAGAACCCTCAATGGATATAAGTTTTATCCTATGTTCGTTATCACCCTTTTTCTTATATATCTCATTGTAAGATTTAGCCATCCCCCTCTTAAATATTTCTGTAAAATAAGCAAAAGAATTTACGCTTTTACTTTCATTGAAATTGTACCAATTTTGGAACATATCAAGAAGTCCTCCTTGATAACAATCCAATTTGTCATCATTATTCCAATACCGCATTTTTTTGATTGTCTTTTTTGCTAACAATTCTAACATTTTTTCAGCATTTCTTGTCAATTTGCCTTGTGCCTTCGAAATTATTATTTCGATGTACAAATCCTTGTTGTTTAAATACATTCATATTGCTTAATTTTTAAGAGTTAAAAATCATAACCCTTCCATGTCATGTTATACTAACATTTTTATAAAAGTTTAAAATAAAAATCCCCAAATTTCTTTGAGGATTTTAAAAAATTATTTAACTATTTATTTTTTGATTCTTTCTTTATATTGTAGTTCTTTTACTGCTTGTAATTCATCATCAAGATTCTTTTTTCTTTTTTCCAAATTGACAAGAGCAGTTGTTAAAACTTCGGATTCTCCAATCATTTGGATAGATCCTTTGAGTTTATCAATATTAAGATCCAAATCTTCTAATTTTAAACTTATTTCTCTTTCTTTGTCTTCAAGTTTTCTTTTAACTATTAATTCTTTGCTAAGTTTATTTTCATAAAAATAAGTCAAATCGTAATTCAACTCATTTCGAACCTCATTTATTAGTTCCATGCAGCTTTCATATTTAAAAAAACTATTCCCGTACCTTTCATCACATCTATACAAATAGATATTATTTTTATAGTTAAAAGCGAAAGCTTCAAGGTAAGGATTTACCAAATTGTTAATTTTCTTAACAACATCCAACTCTACAAATTTATCAAGATTTTTAGAAACTTCTAAAAGAACTGGATAGAAATTCTTATTAACAATAGGAATAATAGGTGAATTAAACAAACTCTCAAGTGTTGTTTCATTATTAGTTTCTTCGTCATTAATATAAACTTTTCCCTTCTTAGCAACTGAAAGTCCAATTGTTAGATATTCAGAAATTCGGAAATTAACTCGATCTTCAGTAACTATAGCATATCTCATTGCTGTTTCCAAAGTTCTCAAACTTCTTAAATTTTCTTCTTCTTTAACATGTGTTTCTAAAAGACATTTTTCAATGGAATTTTCAGTTAAAAGAAACCATGAATCTTTAACAAGAGCCACATGTCCTTCTTCAACTGGTTCAATTACTGTGAATATTGATTCACCGTTACCACCACTCAATAAATTTGTTCTTTGTTCGGGTGATTTTGTTAAATTGTGTACAAAAAGTTTTACTTCGGGTACCCAATCATAAATAGCCAATTCATTTAAAATTTTCGACATTCTATCTTGATCGGTGTCGAGGTTGATTGTCTGTAGAAGAACATTTAAAGGTTGTCTATAAATTTCTCCTTGATTTTTAGTATTAAGAACATTATATAAATTTTTCAACTCATATAAAAGTTCATAATTTTTCATATCATCATTTAGACTTTCAAGTAGTGATTTTACTGATTTATCATATGTATATGCCTTCAATCTTTCATTCAAAGAAACAACTATCTGTTTCTCCGATAATTCATTACAAGCGTTCATATGTCCTTCAACTATTACAGAAACTTCTTCTTGATCCAAGGTAAGTTTCTTTTTGAAGTTAAATAATTCTAATTTGAGATTCTTCATATTTTCAAAATATTTTTTTGTAGTTTATACTCTATATATTATAGTTAAAAAGTCACTTTTTGCCATTTTATGATTTTCATAAATTTCCACTATTTGGATTACGATCACGGGAAGAATTACGCTCACGTGTCCTCAAAATATTATTAAACCACTTGGTTCTCTTAGGCATAAATGCTCTCTGATTAGCAAAATCACCATAAGGATCGTTATTAGTTGTTGTTGATTTAGTGTCATAGAAACTTCCAGTTTGTCCATAAGCAGTAAGTGGATTGTGAGATCCTCCGACATAATCATGTGGAGTTTGGCCAGAATCTACATTATATGGAGTCGAAACCCCATATCCTGGTTGACCAGGTTGTGCAAAATAATCAGAAACACCACCTGATAAAGAAACACCATTCGAATCAGCCATTCCACTTCCATAACTTTGTGGATATCCAGTATCACTAATTCTATCTCGTCGGAAAGCTGGATAATATGAATGTACCTCAAAAGATAGCTTTAGTGTGATATTATTATCAGAAGTCATATTTTTTTCTCTCGCCATTTCTATGGAATTTGCATCAGGAACTAAAATAACCGCATCAATATTCATAAAATTATACTCAAAATACATAAATTTATAAAGCCACATGGTGTCCATAATAGCTTGACTGCATTTAAAAGTATCAATCTCTGAGTTTAATAAAATAGTAAGATCATAATTAACAGAAATAGGAACTGCTCTAATTTTAGCCAAAACCTTTCTAATCTCAATATCATTTTCAACTACCATACGCAGCCACACATTTGGGTTGGCAAATTCGTCACTTTTAATATTAAATCCTGTCATAGTAAGGTGGCCTCTTGGAATAATATCTGTGTTTAATTCCACCCATCTATTATTAGAAACAATATCATCGGAAAAAGAATCTAAAAGGAATCTTTCCGAATCACCAGCAACCATCGAATAGTAAAATGGCACTTCGACATATCGATCGCCTGATGTAAACCTATTAATCCATCTAATCTCTCCTTCAAGTTTATCAAGCGTACACACGGTAAGGTCGCGCATGAACACATCATCAAAGTTAAAACGATCACCTATTCCCATAATTATTATTTATTTTTTTAAAATCGGATTCCCAAATAGAAATTACTTTATATCCCTTTGATCTTAGATACTCCTCTCTCTCGATTGTTTTATCATACATCTCACCAAAAGTCATTTTAGTTCTGGGATTCTTATCTGAGTAATTATATTTATTTATATTTCCATGCCAGAAATCACCATAAAATTCATAAATTATTTTATTTATTGGATCAAATGCATCAAATTTAAATAATCTATCATCTATATGTATCATTTTTTGTCTTAATTCTACACTAACGGATAGTTGGTTTAACCATTCAATTTCCAATTTCGATATATTATTGCTACATTTCGAGCATCCTCTGCCTTTTGATATATGATTATCCGGAATAATTAAAAAATCGCCATGTACTGGACAATTTACTTTTATTTTTCTTTTTAAGTCAAAATATTCATCTTCATAATATCTATATTTATTATCATGAATCTTATTAGCTCTTTCCGAAAACTCATTAAATTTAATTCTGAATGATTTTTTCATACATTCTTTACAACCGGAACCACTAAGATGAGATGATGTGGTTTGTTCAAAAACTCCATGTTCTTTACAAATAATTTTAACTAAATTATGATTATTTACATAATCAACTAGTGAATAATCATATCTATCATTGTGTATAATATTTGATTTTAATATAAAACTCATATTATCTGATTTCAAAGAATCATAATAACATTTTGGACATCCTGATTTGGATAAATGTAAATTTGGAGTTTGTTCAAAATGTATCGGACATATAATAGTTACTTTAGTTTTATTATTAATATATTTTACCTTTGAATAATCATATTTAACTCCATGTTTCTTAATAGATGATTCCACAAAAGAGCAAAAACTGTGTTTTGTGACAAGTCCAAAGCAATATCTACATCCTTTGCCCTTTAAATGATTATCCGGTGATTGATCAAACTCATGCCCATTTCTACAAATAATCTTGACCTTAGTCTTCATATTCTTATACTCCACCATAGAATAATCATATTTATCTCCATGTATCTTCCGACATCTATCAATGAATATTTCTGTAGTTAATTTCATATTTATATATATTAATAATTAATATGTACCCAAAAAACATCTTATTAATTTAATATATAAAATAAAAAATCTATGAAAAAAATAATTAAAAAGTTTGGCAATTTCATCACCAAAAATGACTTAAAAATTGTAGACGAAAAACTAAATAACATGGAAATTGGATTAGATTTAACAAATCACATAACGAAAGAATATGTGATGCAAAAAACATTAGAATATCTAAATGAATCTGAAAAGGGGCAATAAAATCATATCAGATATTATTATATTTGATAACAAAGGAGATGGATTTAGTTTCAAATATATTTTAGATACTGGATCAGATATTACATTTATAACCGAAAAAGTTTTTAATCTACTAAAACTAAAAAGCAACATATCAGGTAATATTAATGTCGGTGATAATAGAAAATCCTCTGTTAAAATAACTGATTTAAATATAACTTTACCAAATCATCCTATTGTGATATTGAAATAAAAACCAATGATAATGGATTTAGTTTCAATATTAATCTACCAATATGTAACTAATTCGAAAAATCTTAAACATATTTCGAATAAATACATAAAATACCTATGTCAATAAATAAATTACTTCTATGGGAAAAATACAGACCGAGAACCTTAGATGAAATAATATTAATTCCAAGAATTAGAGAAAGGTTCAAGGATGGAATTTTTCAAAATTGCATATTCCACGGAAACTATGGAACTGGGAAAACCTCTTTATCTCGTATTCTAATAGGAAAATACACAAAAAAATCAGCTTATTTGGAACTAAATAGTTCCTTATATACCTCAATTGATGTTCTACGGAGTGAAATTGATGATTTTTGCAAATTCGTACCAATGATGGAGTCGTCATCAGAAATTAAATATGTTTTTTTGGACGAAATGGATAGAACATCACCACAATTTCAAGACGCATTCAAAGGATTTATTGAAAAATATAATAAAAATGTGATCTTTATTCTATCAACAAATCATATTAATAAAATTTCCGATGGTATAAAATCTAGATTTCTATCTATAAATTTCGATTATCAGAATCGAGACGAGGAAAAAGTTAGCAAGCAAGAAAGTTATAAAAAGTTAACTAAAACAATTCTACC